ATCTATCTTAATATAAATTTTTCCATTGTTAGCATTTGAATGTACTACATAACCAATTATTACTCCATGATTAGGTGCTGTAGGTCTTATATTAGTTATGCCACCATCAACAAAAGGACTTAAAAATAATAAATCACCATCAGTCCATGTTTCACCTTGTACATCTCCAGTTGTATCTAATCCTGTTAATTCTCCAATAACAACTATTTTTCCTGTTTGGTTATTATTTATATTTTCATAAACTACTCCAATAGTATCAGCACTATTTGCATCACTATCAGCCAAAGCATAATCAACTGCTAGCCTTTGCCCTTGTGCTGTTTGTACTTTTAAAACTTTATATCCACTTGCTAATAAATTATCACCTGTTTTATTTACAACGGTTAAGTAAAGATTTTCAGGATAACTTGTACCGCCACCTTCAGGAATATAATCTAAATTTAACCATGTATCAACTCCATTGCCTATTTTTTGTCTCGGTTGGTCAGTGCCTGTATAAAATACATCAGTAGTTAAAGCTATTTCACCTGCTAATAAAACAGGGTTGTTATTAGTCCAATTTGCAGATGTATCTCTTCTTAATTGTATTTGCGCTGTTATTGTACTCATGCTTGTATTATCGAATTTGTATAAGTTGTATTTGAAGCTCCCCCATCTATTGCACTAACTTGAATTACTGTATATGTTTCACCGCCTTTTAAAGTCGTTATAACCGTTCCATTTTGGTTTACTATGGTTACAAGTCCACTCGATACACTTGGGTTCGTTATATTTGAATCAAATGGTATTTGGCATCTATCAAATGTAAAAGGTACTTTTAATGTAACATCAAAATAATAACCTGCATCTTCATCATCAAATCGTGGTTCACTAAATGGGTTTAAAGTAATATTATCACTTACTAACTTCCAACCATAAATAGTTGAGTTAAGCTGCGCAATAATATCTAAACATATTTGTTGAATATCACTAAATAATTCGAGTTCGTTTTTCTTTCCTTTAATTAACCTATCCATTATATAGATACGCAAAACATTTTGAAATGCATTGCCTTGTAATTGTGGTGGCTCATAATCAACCCACATAGCAGGATAGTTTGTAATCCCACTTGTTGCAAATTCAATCACACTGCCATTACCAAATGAATTAATTTGATAATGCGCATTCGCAATATTATTTAGGTTTTTTATTATTTGGTTTAACGTTATCATTCAAAAATTTTTTAAGTATTTCAATTTTGTTAAAGAGTTTATATCCACTCTTTTTAGTAACGTTTTCTTTTTTCAAATTTTTCTTCATAGCTAAATACTGAACGGTTACGACCTAAATAAATACTTTCTTCGTATGAATAACCTTGCGGATAAATTACATTAAATCCATCGCCAGGGTTATCATATAACGGATACTGGTCCGAATACTCAAATAAGAAATCAATTAATCTTTTAGTATGGTATTGAGCTTTGTCAGTAACTAAATTCATAAATGAGTTAAGTTCGTTAAAATCAACTCCCGTACTGTTATCGCTATTCTTTTTTACAATATTTTTATTAGTTACCTTATAAGTTAAGAATGGAGCAGCCTCAACCATTACCCACCATTTTAAAGCTGGTATAATATAGTTATCTAATAAATCTGTATTTAAAGCCGTTAATGTGTTTGTGCTTACTTGGTTAATTATTTCATCGTATAATCCCGAACCAATGTAATTTCTAATATGTATCTTTTGAGCTTCCTCAATCGATATACGAATATATTTTTCATCAACATTAGGGTCTATAAATGTATAGTCCTTAATGTATGTTGCTGTTAAAAGTAATACTGTTGCCATGTTTTATTTTTTAATTTTTACAACATTTGCGCTCCAAATATGTCTGCAAAAAGGTGTACGTGTTTGACCGCCTTTTCTGGTCCACCAACCGCCACGATAATTCCAAACATCATAACCTACTATTTTACTAATTTGCTCAATTTGCGCTCTCGAATACATTTTATTTGCATCCAATAACTTTACACAAAACTCACGTGAATTTCTTTTGTCAGGCTTAACACCTGCTCTCCATTCGTAAGTGTACATTATTTTGTAATCTTCGGTATCTGTGCCTAATTTATTTGATGTTCTAATTGCAGCAGTTGAAGGTACTCTAATCGCTTTTTTTTGACCGCCTGTGGTTGTTTCTTTTACTTTGATTAGCTCTTCTTTTACCATGTCTTGGATTAAGTCAGCTACTCTATCTTCTTTTATTCTTAAAGTATCTGCAATTGTCTTATTATCCATTAATGGGTCTTTATCTAATAAGCCTACAATGTCTCTTTTAATTTGTTTGCTTAATGGACTTACATCAACTGCAAACTCAAAGCGATTATCTTCATTCATGAATGTTTGCTCAATCACTTCGTAGTTTTCTCTATCGTCCCCAAACATTTTAAATATCTCAATTACTTCATCAATTTCACTTTCGGATGCAAATGAATGGTCGCATATTTGGTCTTCAAATCTGTGAATTGCACTTGATACTATCGGCTTAACCTCTTCTTCTAATGGAGGCAAACCGTACATTTCACGAACTTCGTTTTTAGTCATTACCTTAATTTTTTCTTCAATAGGTAACTGCTCTTCGATAGGGTCTAACTCTTTTAAGTAAATACGATTTGAAAATCCTTTTAATTTTAAAAGATAGTTAAAGTCTTTTTCTATTTCTTTTTGATTAGGGATTATATAAGTATTTTTATATAACTCATAACTATCATTTATCTGGTCTTTAGTTCCTAACTCACCTGCTGTTTTAATTCCAACTAACATAGGGTTAGGAATGTGGTGACCTATAATTAACTCTTGTATTACTTGGTCGTTTAATTCTGTTAATTGCGCATCAACATTTTGAGGCGTTAAATGTTCAATTGTTGGAGCTGAATCCCTATTTCCACTAAATGAAATTAGTAAGCTGTTTGCTCTATCAGTTCCTGTAAACTTCTCTTTTAGTCTTGCTTCTATTTCTTCTTTCTCTTCTTCGGTTGGTCTGCCATTTGAAAAGTTTAAAATAGTACCTGCATTAAAACCACTCTTAATCGCATTTAAACGGTAATTAGAAAGCTCAACATCAACTTCTGCATAAACCGCACTTGCTACATAGTCAGGCAAAGGATAGGCATCCAAATCGGGTCTATATTCTTTTGAAACAAATACTTGTCTTGCATTTGGTTTGTTCGGGTCAAATAAAGGAATATATTCTAAATCTGTTTGTTCAGGGCTTTGCTTTTGTTGGCTCCAATCTTTTGAATACCAATACCCATCCGCATCTTTTGCCTTTCTTAAATTGTTATAAGGAAAATGTAATAACTCAAAGTTGTTACCTGCTTTATTCCAAATAACTTCTAAATAATAACCTCCAAACAATTTTTTATCTAAAACACATTTTTTTACAATATCTTTTAAAGTATCAAAGTTTGTATTCTCTTTATTTAAAAAATCATTTGCTATTGCTATATCCTGAATTGATAAATCAGTACTATCAAAACCAACACCAGCACCGCAAATATATAATACCTTACCATTAATAAAAGCGTTATGTTTAGAACTACGATTATATAAATAAAGCAAATAAGATGGATAATTGTTATAATAACCGCCTTCTTTATCTGTTCCATAAATTACCCAGTCTTTTGATTTTTCTTCTTTAAATACAGGCGTTTTATGAGCTTGTAGTTTAAGGTTAATTACATCGTATATATTATTCTCCATAGGTTATAATCGTTTTATTTTGATTATCATAAGCATTAATAACAGGGATAGGACTTTCAACTTTTACCATTCCTATTTCAAGTAAGCCCGTTGCATTATCTGTATTTAAATTACTTGAACTTGTTTGCTCATAAATTGAATATTCATAAAATCCTGTTTCAGGCAAAGATACAATTCCGCTTGTTAAATTAGTAACTCCCGTTGTTTCAGTTATTAAAAATTTATTGAAACGTGTTGTAAACGAACTTACATCACTTGCAATGAAATTTACTGAACTCATTAACACCTGATGTTTAAATGAAAATAAATAGTAAGGATTGCTTAAAGTAACCTTTTCTGTTAAGGTAAATACTAAGAAATTGTTTTGCCCTTTATTTATTATTTGCATATTTTACAAAGTACCATAAAAACGAAAGGTTGCATTTCTGCAACCCTCCGAAATCAAATCAAACGAACTGGGGAATTATATGATGCCTGAAATCACACCCGAATTTACTTTATTACTTGGCAAAGGCTCTTTGCCAGTTAAAGTAATTGAGTAGCCATTTTTATCGCCCATTGCTTTGCCAGTTGATGAAGTTCCTGCTGTTAAATGCATCGCTCTTGTTTCACCTGCTAAGTGATAAACATCATCTGCATCTTGAACAATAACCATCAATCTGTTTTGTGTTAGTAAACGAACAATGTTTCTATTTTTTGCAGTCATTTTATAAACTGAAAAAACTAAACTTTGCTCATAAAAAGTTGTACCGTTTTCAATACTTACAGTCGCATTCTCATCAAATTGCGCATCTTCTAATTCAACTTCAACAGTCCAGAATTTTTTTCCTGCTACCATTGTGATACCGCTAACTTGACCTGATGAACTTGTAATCGTTGAAACATTGGCAAACTCTGTAAGATATATTTTCTTTACACCACCCGCACCTTGGCGGCAGTCTAATGTTAATCCTTCAATAATATTACAAGGCATGTTTTAAAATTTTAAAAGGGAGTTGTTACACTCCCTTAGTTAATAATTAAGCGTTAGTGTATTGTACTACATGGTCAATGAATTTCACAGCAACACCTGCTCTGAAAGCACCAAACAATCTCCAAACTCTATCGTCTTTTGAATACCATGCTTCTATGTTATCTAAGTCTGATTGTAAGTCAGTACCGAATACTAAGTTAGAAGCGTAAGTTGCGATAATACGATTTCTTACTGCTGTTGGTAATGAACCTGTATCAACTGGATTATCATTATTCATACCTGGTACTGCAACAACTTTCATGTTAGTGCCTGGGTACATTAACTCCCAATTGTTCCAAACACCGTCAGTTGTGTATTGTGAACCATAAATACCGTAAGTTGAAGTAATCTTAGCAGCTAAAATTCTAAAAGTATCATAACCACAGAATGCTACGATAGGCTCGTTTGCAATTGCAGCAGCTGGTACTTTTGCATAAACATCATCAAATATAGTTAATACATTTGTTGCATTTAAAGTAGAAGTAGATGCTGCTACTGCTGTTCCTGCAGTATCAATTGTAGATAACCAACCGTTCATTTGTTTTAATACAGTTGAGTTAGTGTAAGTTGTTTTACCTTGCCATAACATTTGCTCAACATTCTTAGCAACTTGTGCTAATTTTCTGTCGATAATGTTTTGTGCAATAGATAAAGAATCATTGTTTGCTCCTGCTGGTAAATACTTTTGAGTATAGTAAGTATTTAAGTCTTTTAAACAGAATTGTTCTGCAAAGTTAATACCTACAGTTGCAATTGATACTTGAGAGAAAGTTGTAGTTCCTGAAGATGTGAATGAACACGCTTCTGCTTGGAACGGTACTGTACTTTCTAATACAGGGATTTTTTCTGTAGACTTAATGCCTGTACGAATGTCTACTCCTTTTCCTAAGGTTACACCACCTAAGATTGCTTTGGTGATGAGGTCAGCTCTGTTTTCTTCAACATAAGCTGTCATTGAATCAAATGAAAATGCCATTGTGTTTTTTGTTTTTTATTGGTTAATAGTTATATACTTTTTTTCTAAATTCTTCTAAACTTGTTGGTTGTGCTTTTTTAAAGTTTTCTTTTGAAGTTGACTTAGGCTCAACACTTGGAGCGTCTGCAACTTTTTCAATCAATGAAAATAATTTTCTGTTTAAATCTGTTTGAGCTAAAATAGAATTGTTTGCAGCTTCTAATGCCTGATTTGATAAACCTAATGCAGATTCTAATTTTGATAAACGCTCGTTTAATTCAGCAAACTTAGCCTCAAATTGTTCGTTGTTATCGGATGCCATTTCTTCCATTACTGGCTCTTCCATTACTTCTTCGGGTTCGATACCTTTTACAACTCCGTTTTCAACGTAAACTTTCATTGGCATTTCATTTACCATGATAACCATTTCAGTTACTTCAACTGGCAAATCCATAACACCATCTGGAGTTATAACTTGTAGTTTAGAACCAATTGCGATTTCTTCTGTATCAGTGCGAATAATAGAACCATCCTTAGCTTTATAGTCAGCAAATTTCAAGTCCTTAATTTCGTCTTGAAAAATGTCTTTGAATAATTCTTTCATTTCTGAAAAAACTTCTTTAAACGTTTGTTTTTTATTTTCCATTGCTTGTTTTTTTATAAAGTACATTAAATTCATTTAGTTGCAATCTCAGCCACTTTTTTTCTTAAGTTGTGTATTCTATCGGCTAGACTTTCGATAACGCTTACAGGAGCATCTTTTAGCTTTCTATGGGCAAAAGCACCCTCAACACTAAAACCTTTAAACACACCTGTACGAATAAAATCATTCCATACTTCGTTATTATCTACTTTAAAAGTTCCAAACCAACTACCCTCTGTTAATGTTGGATAGCCTTCTGGCGTTTTTATTCCTCTTGTTTTGTCAATAATAAAACTTTCGACCATGTAAACCCCATCAACTTGTCTTTCGCTATCATGCATCATATTTACATTATGTGTATAGCCTTTTTTGAAAAACCTTTGTGCAATCTTTTCA